TACAGCGATTCAGTAACTCTCCTGACAATGTCAGGAGCTCCTGACGTCAGGAGAGTCTCCCCTGACTTTCAAACAGGTATACTAGTCTGTCGTAGCACCTATATGCGTTGGCTGACTAGACAGTGCATTTAAGATTCTTGGCTTACTATGTAAGCAGAGGGTGCCGAGTCCTCACTATCTCCACCAACTTTTAATTTGGTATTACCTTAAACAACATTCATGGCTCCCTAACTCTTTCTATAGCCAGAATTCCAGCGGACATGACCCCGCCTCACACAGGTACTGTTGTATCTCTCATTCCAGTTCTGAGAGACTTGGTTCTACAAGCGTTGTTACTCTAAGATTTTCTAAAGCGCGCTTCTTAGTTATGTATTGGTAATACTAATTACTTATTCTTCTTTTTCTTATTGTCTAAAAGAACAACTATTGCGTAAATAATTGAAACTACAATTATAAGAGCGCTAAGAACTATAATCTCAATTCCACGCTGTTCAATTACTGCTGTAGTTGTCATAATTGCACCCATAATGAAAAATATAAGTGCTTCAATTAACTGCATCTTCATTTGTAATCCTCCTCTATTATATCAAAAATTTATATATTTGTCAAGGGGTTAATCTTTAATCCCTGCAAATTCTTTAAAATATTTCAGACATTCATCTTCTTCAATAAAGAAAATGTCTTTCCCTTTTTCAGATACTACCCAGCCACAGAAGTTGCTCATTAGTTGTAGGTATCTCCAGTCTGGGAATTCTTCTTTCCAAATTTCACCAAACTCTTTTAAGAATGGTTCTATTCTATCCAAGTCTCTCATAAAATCCCTCTATATCATATACATCATAGTCATCATAGTCGATACTTGGAAGACCTCTGGCCTCTCTATTTTTCATGCTGGTTTCCCATACATCTAGTGCATCCATACTAGCATATAATCCCTTATTGTCTAATAATCCAATAATTTCTTCTAAATAATTAAAGTTGTATGTCCCTAATCCAACTTCATCTACTTCGCCAGTTTTAAGGTTTTTATATTTAATAAAATAGCATTGACCATAACTTGATAAAAAGAGTTCAACTATATAGTGTCTAATTTTTATAGAAAAGCAATAAGTTATATCTTCATTATCTTGCTCTTCAAACTCAAATCTTTCGCAAGTTTCTATCTGTTTCATTCTATTTATCCTCTTCTATCAAAATAAAACTATCTCTAAAATCTTCATTAGCTTCAAGTTCATTCTTACAGTCTTCACAATAAAAACTTATCCACCATTGCGTCATCCACTTAGTTGGCTGTTTGCCACAACGAATACATACACTTTCTGAAAGTTTTTCATATTTGTTTATGATGTTGTACACTTCTTCTGGAGCGCTACCGCAATAGAATCTAAGTGTGCCATACTTTTCTTTTATATCCAGAATTCTAAAATTATCAACATAATTAGTTTCTGGGTCTAATTCTTGAGCATGTAACAATACTTGCTGAATTTCTTCACACATTTGCTCACCAAAAGCTATTCTCCAACCTTCTGGCATTGAATCTAATTCCGTATGACTATAATTAAACTCTGGTGAAACTTTTCCAGTCCATCTGTTTCTTGGAAGTAGCCAAGGATATTTTTCAATAAGAGCTTTATTGTATTCTACAATAAGAGTTTTATCCTCTTCTCTTCTAGTGTCTGGTAAACCAAGTTCTTCATAATATTTTGTATACCAAGGGCATCTATGGTCTAGTTCTAAATATTCTTTTAATGTAATCATTTTATTACTCCAAGATAATACTACTCTTCTTAACTTCCTTAACTTCTTTAATCTCTTCTCTAGCTACCATACAAGGACAATCATTTTCTCTTGGAGTTTTCTCAAGGTCAAGAAGATTTAGTTCCTGGTCTGGGCTAGTTGGAGGAATTAATGATGTTTGAATTGTGCAGAGATTAATTTGCTTTTCAATTCCTAACTTAGTCATCATTACTGCTGGTGCATGATATGGGCATTCTCCACAATTATTCGGTAATTCGTTTACTAAAAATTTCACTTGGGTCACCTTTTCCTTCAAATTTTTCTTCATACCATTGAATTAAAGCATTAGCACATGTTACACAAAAATCTAAATATTCCTGTCCATATAATACGGTCATCTTTTTATGTAGTGCTGGGAATACTTCTGTTGTTAATGCTTTAGAATACTTTGGTCTACATTTAATCACTTTAATTACGAATTTTTTACCAGGCTTCTTAAAATAAAGTCCAAAGGTAAGTACCATTGTGGATTTACATTCATTTAAAGCCTTAGTAATTAATTCTTCTTCTGTATCAATATATAAATATACATGTCTAAACTTATCCAGCAATGGGTTGCTATCTAATTGTATGTAATTTGGTTCTAATATTGTATTTTGTTCTTGCATATTAATAATCAAAATATCCTTCTTCATCTAAAAACAGTCTTCTATTGTGTTTACAACAAGGTTCACAAGATTCGCATGGTTCGATGTCTTCATCAAAATTATCTCTGTAATAATCATAAGCATCATCATCATAGTATTCATAATACTCTCCATTAACCATTACATCAATCATAACACCTTGATTTGATGTATAACTATAGTCTACTGCTGTTACTACATAATAATCATAATCTTCACAATAATCTTCTTCCATAACTTCTTCTAAATGAAGTCTTTCATCTACTCTTGGAACCACCAGCATGGAAGCTTCTTCAGGAAGATAATTAATCTTTCCAATAAAGGCTTCTTCTTTACCTGCGTAATTCACCAAGAAAAATCTAAGTAACACTTCTTTATTTGTCATTTTCTTTTCTCCTTTAAAAACTTTTTACCAGCCACCACTGTATACTACCATTGAATTGTCAAAATCTACTTCACCAAGAATCTTAGTACAAGCTCTCAATCCAATTAAATACCCATTATATGCCCAATCATCTATATATTGTTTAGGAAAACCATACATACATTCCCAATCAGGATTAGTATCTAATCTTTGAGTTGTACGATTATCTTCTTCATCAATAAACTCAACTTCAAAACCATCAACTTTAAATAAAGTAATATCTGCATCTTCAGGTATATCACCTTCTTCATCACGCTGATATTTATAGGCATGTGTAATTATACAAGGTTGTGGTGCATATTTTAAAACATTGTCAAGGCAGAATTGCATAAAGTCTGCGACATCTTTTTTGGAAAGCATTCTTACGCTTCCGTAACTATTAGGCATAAGTTGTGTTCCCTGATTAGAAATATAATCATATATATCTCCACTGCCATTTGAACACCAATAGCAATAATCTTTCCAAACATGGTCATGACCAAATTCGTCTTCTGTTAAGTGATTACGATAAAAATCAATTCTTGCTTCTGATTGAGGAATATATCTTTCCCCTCTATCACTTTTGGCATATTCTTCGGCTGTTGAATAATGCTCACGTGCCCACCCATTATTATTGTAATCTAATAAAATTTCAATTGTTTGTAAGTCCTCGTAAGTAACTGTACCGTCACTCATTGGATAAACATATAATCCTGCGTCAAAACCCATTTTTCACCTCTAAAAATAAAATCTAACTTTTATTAACGTTTTAACCACTATATATGGTGTTTAATTAATTATTAACCACTATATATGGTGGTTAACTCTATTACTTATTATCCATAACTAATTTTCGTATAAATTATATCATATTTTCCCTCATTTGTCAAGGGGTTAATTTTGAAAGTGGTGAAATCATAAAAATGATTTCACCGCCACTATATCTAGTTATCCTTATCTTTAAGTACAATATTTAGTATTACTCCTACAATAAGAGCAAGCGCTGTACCTGAGAAGCTAAGCATTTGACCTCCAAGTACCACACCTGATACTCCAAGTGAAAGTACAACTGATACTATAATTAAGTTCTTTTGAACATCAAGGTCAACCTTCTTAAGCATCTTTACACCAGAGCAGGCAATAAATCCATAGAGAATCATTGCACATCCACCAAATACACAACTTGGGATAGAGTTAATAAATGCTTGTACTGGATATAAGAAACCGAGAGCCATAAGAATGATTGCAGCTCCTGTTACAACACTTCTTGATGCAACCTTAGAAAATCCAACAGTTGCGACTCCTTCACCATATGAGCATTCGCCAAGACCTCCAACACAACTACCAACTAAGTTAGCCACACCTTCGCCAATAAATATCTTTCCAAGACCTGGCTTTTGATAAAGGTCTCTTTCAATAATGCCACCTAAAGCTGCGTGGTCTGAAAGGCACTCCATCATTGCGCTAATAGTATATGCAATGTATGTGATAATAATTCCAATTAACTGAGTTTTATCTGCTATACTAAATTTAGTAAAAGCAAACTCTGGCATACAGAATAACTTCATATTGCTAAATACACTAAAGTCAACTAAATTACAAAAACCTGCAAGTGTTACACAAATTGCAAATACATATCCAACAAGTGTACCAAGAAGGAATGGTAGTATCTTAAACATTCCTTTTGCATAATGTGAGAATAGTGCTACTGCAATCATTGTTACAAGTGCTACTATAATCCCCCATTGTGTTGGTTCATCACCTACCCATACGTATGTAGGAATAAATCCCATAAGGTTAAGTCCAATAACACAAGTTACTGAACCAATTAGTGATGCTGGGAATACTTTATAAATATTTTCTACTGGTATCTTTGTAAAAATAAGTCCAAAGATGCAATATACAATACAAGTTGTAAGACCACCAATAGCAACACCAGTATATCCTGTAAATGTTAATGCGGCAACTACTGGAGCAACAAATGCTCCAGAGTTAGAAATAAACATTGGCGATTGTCTTTTAGTTATAAGCCCATATATAATAGTAGAAAGGCCAGCTCCAACAAGTGCCGCAGATACATTAACGTTGCAAATCTGAGCAATAAGTACTGTTGCCACAAATACACTAAGCATCATCTGAAGTGAGAATAAAGCTAGCTTATTTAAAGGTAATTTATCTTCAACATTATAAATCATTATGAGCTTCGCCTCCCATATATTCTTCAGCGATATATTCAATTACTTCTTCTATTGTATATACGAGTTTACCATATTCTTTAATCAAACCCGTTACATAAAGGTTCTGATATGAATATTGTTGTTCTCCAAGTTCTGAAGCTCCACCATTATCTTTTGCTTCACTATGGGTTAAAAAACATTGTCTATTATCAGTGCAGATACCAACAAGTATCTTCTTATCTCCTCGAGCAATTTTCTCATGAAACTTACCTATCTCAGCGCAAGTTCCTGAAGGAAGTACATCACCATCTATACATGCAATAAGAATGTCTACATTATCAAGTCTTGCATTATCTGCTTGAGCAATCATACGAGAGTCAGCAAATTTCTTTTTACCTTCTACTCCATTTATATCTGTATTTTCTACTGGACTATATAAATCAATCCCTGGAAAAGCTTCTCTTATTTTCTTTGCCCATTCTGTGTTACGAAGCAAATCTCCATAAGTGAATATTGGGCCTGCTAAATATGCTTTCATTTTAGCACCTTTAATACCTTTCATACATCTCTTTAAAAACTTTTGTTAATGGTTTATATAATAATAATATCATGGCTGCATTGCCCATGCCGTGTAATGCATCATATGGTATTCCAGTAATCCACCAAGCAAAAGCGGATTCCCATCCACTTGCTATTAAATAAACTGGAATGTATAATGCCCCAAATAAGAAACCAAAATTTTCTGCTATGAGAGCTGTTACCCATTTATTGTCTATATTTGGAAGTATCCAGGCAGATACTGCTGTTAATATAAACCATATATAGCAATATCCTATAGTCCATAATCCAAAACCATAAACCAATATTTCTAATATTACATAAATAGTTACAGGATAAAAAGCCTTATTCTTAAAAGTGTGAGCATAAACCATTATTAATAATGTAACTGGTTCAATATTAGGAAGTGATGCCATTGCAAATTTTAAAGCAAACATCAATACTCCCAGCATTGCAAATAATGTTATCTCTTTAATTTTACTTTCCATTTTTCTCCTTTAACTTATCTATTACCCAATCATAATCAATATGTGGTTTAACACATTGGGAGCAATCTTTAACTCCATTTTCTAAAATTTTATAATCTCCCTCACATTCTGTCCCCTGATAATACAGAGGACAGTAACAGAACAAACAATTTTGATTATCTATTCCATGACAAGGGAAATATTCGCATTCTTTATTTTGAAAAAACTTATAACTCATCTTACGAACAGTGGCTATATCCACATGATTTACAAATATCGCATCCACCTTCATGTGTCATTTCTGCACCACATTCTGGGCAAATACCATAAGTTTCAGGCTCGTTTTTATTTTCGATTTCTTCAAGTTCTTCAGAGTCTTCAAACTCGTAGCCATCTATATCATCAAGACTAGCTTTCATTTCTTCATACATATCTACTAAAGCATTACCAATTGCCATTGGGCAACATGAGCCTTTAGATGTATCATGCTTTGTAGCTGAACGAGCTGCATATGATGGACAAGCTCCAGTGCTATCTAACTGGTCTTTAATACTATAAACATCTACACCTGCCCTACATAAAAGCGAAATTGTTCTACTTAATCCAACCATAAAGTTTTGACAACCACCAGTTGAACCTTTGGCGAGGTATACTTCTTGTAAACTTCCATCAACAGCATCAAAGTATCCAAGTACATGTAAACTTCCACAGCCAGTCTGAAGCTTTCTCTTTTTACCTACCAAATCGTTACAGCATTCAAGAATAGCACCTCTTGGTAAATCCATAGTGGTATTAATTTTACCCTCGTTTTTAGCAGTTGGAGTATTATCTTTTGTATTAAGAATGGCTATTCTTTTACATCCATTTCTAAAAATTGTAATGCCTTTTAAGCCTTTTTCCCAAGCTTGCATATAAAGATGTTCAACTTCTTCAATTGAAGTTTCTTCTGGAAGATTTACAGTGGAAGAAATACTTGCATCAATATGCTTTTGCCATGTAGCCTGCATAGCTATTCTTTCATCGATAGCAATGTCTGCTGATGTCACAAAATATGAAGGTAAATCTTCTTCATTATCTATACAATTTTCTTCCATATAATTTTGAACAATTGGAGTATATACTTTATATACTACATCTTTACCATGTAAAGACTTGGTTGTTCTTGTATAACTGTTTGCAAATATAGGCTCTATACCACCACTAATATTCAACATGGTGGACAATGTACCAGTTGGAGCAATTGTCAGCAACTGACTATTACGTAATCCATTCTTTTGTATAGCAGTTAATAACTCATGCGTATAATGTGCATTAAAGAAATCAGATTTTGTTATTTCATCACAATTAAACTTTGGATAGCTTCCATCAATAGCGGCAAGTTCTGAACTGGCTAATAATGCTGAATTAGTCATTACAGAACCAATCTTATCACATAAAGTAATAGATGCTTCTGAACCGTAAGTAATTCCACATTTAATAAGCATATCAGCAAGTCCAAAGATACCAAGACCAATTTGTCTCCAATCTCTTACACTATCACGTTGTTCTTGTAATGGATGTTTTAACATACCTTCATCAAGAACTTCATTTAAACCTTTAACTGCAACTTTAACTGCTCTTGAAAATTCTTCAAAATCAAAACTATTATTTTCATTTACGAATTCTGATAAATTCATTGAACCAAGAAGGCAACTGCCTCCTGCTGGAAGTGGTTCTTCTGCGCAGGGATTGGTTCCAGCATAACTAAAATCTTTATTTGTATTTAATAAATTCTTTTGACTAATTGTGTCCCAGAAAAGAATTCCTGGTTCAGCGTAGTCCCAGTTATTTTCGCAAAGCAAGTGATATATATCTTTTGCTTTAACTATTTTTGTAACTGTTTCGCCAGTTTCTGGTCTAGTAAAACTTAATTCCCAATCAAGATTCCCTTTTACAGCCTGCATAAATTTATCAGTTACTCTAACAGATATGTTGGCACTTGTAACTTTTTCTAAATCACTTTTAACCGTAATAAATTTTTCAAGGTCTGGGTGTGAACACTCAATTGAAATCATTAATGCTCCCCTACGGCCATTCTGTCCTATCTGTTCTGTTACCTGACTAAAGGTATCCATGAAAGATACAGCTCCGCTTGTACTTTTAGCTTGATTATGTACTCTTGCTCCTTCTGGAGAAAGTTTACTAATATCAATTCCACAACCTCCACCATAGGAATAAGTACGAGCTAATTTACTACAAGTTTGATAAATAGATTCAATATTATCTTCAGGTGGAGCAATTACATAACAATTACTCAATGTGGTTTTTTCTTCAGTATCATTAACTCCTCTGTTAGAAAGAATTCTTCCACCAAACAAAAATTTCTTTTCTCTTACTAGTTGTGCTACATCTTGATTTCCACCACTGACTCTTTCAACCCATTCATCAAATGTTTCATTACGACGTTGATATTTTTTATGCCAAATATCAATACCTATTTGATTATTTTTACCTAACCATTCTTCAATATTCATAGAATATCTTCCCTTCTTTAATAATTAAAATCATCTTCATCTACCACACAAGGCGGTGGAGTTTGTGTATATTCTCCATCAATTTCAATAGGTTCAAATAATTCATCGTATAAACCATCAGAATCTTTATTCATCTTTTTTAATTTAAAATATACTTCTTTAGTTCCCCAGGTATCAAAATCAGACGTGTGAAAATTATCGCCTTCAATTCCAAAGTGTTTGCACATCGTAATTAATTTATAATTCTGTGTAGTTCCTTTTGGAATCATTCGTTTAGCAATTTGCATTACATCTAAATTCCAATGATGTGGTTCTTTACATCCATAACGCTTAAATTCTAAACGCATGCCTGCTTGGTCAAATGAATTGGAGTTATATCCAATCCAAACTGAATCTCTAAAGTATGGTTCAATACTTGGCCATACTTCTGGAAATAAAGGCCAATCCTTAGCCATTTTATTATCAATACCATTGACAGCAGTTGCCTGTTTTGAAATTTGATAGTCTGGGTTACATTTAATTTGTCCTACGATTGGCTCCTTACCTCTTTCGTAATATATATAAGCAAGTGTTACTATATAATTACGAGGAGTTAAATTTGCGGTTTCCAAATCATAGAAAACAACTTTATTAAAATCTTTATTACTCATGTCTTATATTATATCATTAGTTAATTAAAAAGTCAATAGGTTAATTTCTTATTTGCCAGAAGCTCCAAGCATACCTTCGCCTCTCATGCTAGGTACTGCCATTACTTCTTCTTCTGTCCACTCTTCAACATCAAGTTCTGGTGTAGGAAGAATAATTGCTTGAGCAATAGCCTTGCTATAAGGGTACATAATTGCCCCATCAATATATTCTATCTTGTCTGTATTCTTTGTGATAAGTAAATTTTTATCAGTAGAATTATAAATTACAACTTTTCACTCACCTCTAAAATCGGCGTCTATAACTCCAGCACTTCTCTTAATTCCATTAGCCCCAGTAGAGCCTCTTTCTTCAAGAAGTGCAAAATAATCAGGGTCAATGGCTGATTTAATTCCTGTAGGAACCAACATGCTTTCATGTGGTTTAATTACTATATATGGTTCATCAAAGCAAGCGTACACATCAAGCCCTGCTGAACCATCTACTCTTGTTGGTATCTTTGCATCTTCTCTGCATTTAGCAAATTTAATTACCGCTAACATATTCCCTCCTATTTAAATAGTGCTGTAAATGTAGCACTTCCCGCATATCCATCAACTGCAAGACCTTTCGCTCTTTGGAATTGTTTTAATGCAGTATCAAGCTCAGTGTCGAATTTTCCATTAATATCATTATACCAATATCCGCATCTACAAAGCGCACACTGAAGCATCTTTGTTCTTGCTGTGGTATTGTTTTTACTCTTAAGCCCTATAAACTTAACAGCAGCTTTTGACTTTGGCCCCCAAGAACCATCTATGTCTTTTCCTTTAAGTCCAAATTCTGTTTGAGCTGCTTTGATAATTGCTTTCTTTGAAGCTGGACCAAGATTGCCATCAACTGCAAGTTTAACTTTATAGGCATCATTTAAATAATTCTGAACTTGGTATTCTGTTTTGTTCATATCTACATTTGCAATGATATATAAGAAGTTAGATACCTTTCTAGTAGATGTAATTGAATCTTTAGGTCCTTTAATTTGAGTAGAGCCACCGCCGTCAAGATTGATTGCTGCTTCACATCCAAGCCTTTGCATATAAAGAAGCTCTTCGTCAAGCGTGTAATCGGAGCTACCAGAGACATCGGAAATGGCGGTGACAACTACTTCATCTGCAGTATATCCAACTGCACTTCTGCCTCTATCGGAATTATCCATTCCTCGAGTTGTATAATAAGAACTCTTTACACCATTTTCAAGCAGTGCGGGATAAGCACTAACACAATCTGTGTAATTAGATGTTGGTGTTCCTGGAGTACAAAGAGTAATGTTTTTACCTTTCATTCCCATATAACACATATTGTAATTAGCGCTCAGTTCTTTACCGTCAGCTTTAAGTTCAAAACAAGGAGTTAAATCCTTCATATTAAAGAATCCAGCATTAATCAAATAAACTTCCTTGCCTGGATATTGCTTTTGAAGATTAGCATATACAGTAGCCATAGTATATTTAGTTGTATGGTTATCATAAACACCAATCTTACAAATATCTTTCTTTTTAATTTTAAAAGTTACTTGCTTTGCCATTTATTATTCCTCCAAAACTTTATTTACTTCTTCCATAATCTTGGGGTCGTTCATATCTGTTACACCATCAAGAACAACCTTTGTTTCTGTTCCATCATCAAGTTTAATCGTAGCTGTAGCAACAGGGATGAGGGTTACAGTTTTGTGCCAGAACTTTTCTTCATTTTCATCTTCTACAAAAGTAACCTGCTTGCCGTTATCTTTTGTTTCTGCGACTGTTAAAATGTCGTTTTTATGAGCGATAGCCCATTCTTTAAACTCATCTTTCTGAAGCTTCCACTGTGGGTGTCTTACCATAAGTTCAAAGTTAAATCTAACTTTATCTCCTTCTTTCATTTCATCTCCGAGATATTGGTTAGCTGTTGCTTTAGCTTGTTCTTTTGTTAAACCTGCATGTCTGTAAAGCTTTGCCATGTGGCGTCTTTCTGCTCTATTCATTAGAATCTCCTTTTAATAATAATTCTTGTAAGAATGTATGTTTTTGAGCAACGAAATCTGTTGCTATTGCTTTTCTTAATGCTCTGTTCTGTGCAATTAATACACACTGCTTTTTAGCACGAGTGATTAATGTATAAACTAAAGCATTATCTAACATTTTTGGAGGAGTCGCATAATCAATGGCTCCTATAATTACTGGGTAGTCACTACCCTGTAACTTATGCACTGTTGAAGCATATCCTAAAACTATTGAAGTCTTAGCCATCTTTAATGGAACGAATATTGTGTCCTTTGCTAAAGGGAAATAAATGTTCAAACCCTTATCAGTAATTTCTTCTACAACACCAACCCATCCATTATATATAGGGGAATATGTCCCACTACTATTTATAGCTTTATAGTTATTTTTTATACACATTACTTTATCTTTTTCTTGAATGTGATAAGTATGGTCTTTATATCCAACTGTTATACAAGGGTCTCCTTCGATATAAGGGTTGTAAAATTGTTGAATATCTATATTTAAGTTATATACACATGCGTCCCCGCGTTCTTTTACTGGGGCGATTAACTGTATCTTAGAAATATCTTGCTGTACTAAATCAGAAGTATACCAATATTTAAACCAATCTAAGCATTTACTTCTAATATTATCACGCTCAATTTCTATATCAATCGTCATATCTTTGAGCTCACCAATTACATCTTGCCCTTCAAAACCATCTTCAAATAATTGTTCTTGATTTCTTACCGAGTGCGAAGCTGTAATAATACCGCTTTTTGCGGCTTGTCTATGTATTGTTGTAAGATTAACATTTGGAATAACAGGACTATAAAACAAATCTGAAGCCAAATTTAAAACACCAATAGATGTTAATTGTCCTAAATCTCCAAGCATAATTAATTTACTTCCATCAGGAATGGCTTTTAATAATGATAAGAATATATCTCCACCAACTAATGATATTTCATCCAAAATAATAATATCATAAGGTAGTTTATTATCCTCGTTATATTCAAATCCGAAGCCAGGCATAAAACCTAATAAACGATGTATAGTAGAACCTTCAGCTCCAGTTACTTCTTGAAGTCTAGCACTAGCTTTACCACTCAAAGCACATTGAGCAAAAGTATATCTATTTAATGCCGCTAGAATTCCACTAACGAGACTAGATTTACCAGTACCACCAAGCCCACTGATAAAACACACTTGTTTATCTAGGCCTAATTTAATTCCTTGTTTTTGCGTATCGTCAAATTTAAAGCCTTGTTTATCTTCTAGTTGAGCTACTTTATCTTCCCAATCTTTATAATAAAAATTATTAGGAGCATTTAGCAGTCTTTTTAAATGATATGCAATATCGTTTTCCAATTCCCAAATTTTAGTTAAATAAACTCTTCTATTAAGTTTATTTTCATTTTCTTCAACTTTGATAATATCTTTATCTTGTAATGATTTAATTGCTAAACTAATATTAGAGCCAATTAATTCGCCTTCATCATTAAAGATATCTTCTTGAATTAACTCTTTACTTCCGAAATGACTGTAAATTTGTTGAAGTAATAAACCTGCATTAACATATGAATTACCGTCAACTGCCTGCTCTTTTAAAAAGTATTCAATATAAGCAGCAATTCTATCAGGAGACTTTGGATTAAGACCTCCTTTTAAAGCTATTTCATCAGCCGTAGTAAATCCAACACCATCAACATCATCAATTAATTGATAAGGATTGCTTTTAACTGCTTGAATAACAGCGTTTGGTGTTATGTAAGTCTGAATTAATCTTTGTATAAAATTAGGCGTTAGCCCGTAAGAATCTAACTCAATATAAATCGGAGTTTTATCTACGTTCTCTTCGTATCTTTCAATAATACAATTAGCAATATAGGGGCCTACCCCATGTACCGCTAATATTTTTTTCATGTCATGACTAGCAATAACTTCTAAAGGATTATCATAAAGTTTATAAAACTCTTCTATTTGTCCCTCAGTTAAAAAGGTTCTAAGAAAACCATTTAAGTTTTTAAATTTTGTAAAGTCTATTTGTTGAGCGATATATAAAACAGTATATTGAATTCCCCATTGAGGGTCATCATCCCTTTTAGCTAAAATAGTATATACTTCACCTTTATTAATTCGTTCAACAAAAGTACCTTTAATGGTAATTAAGCCATTCTTGTCAGTTATAACATTCCCTTGCAATGAATCAATAACTTCAAATTTAGCAATACCATATTGGTTTTCATCTACCCCTAAAACCTTTGGAGCTCTAGGGAAGAGAGTTACAACATGGTATGCTTTAATTTTTATCAGTTCTTCTTTAGATTCTGATGGCATCTTCTTCCTCCCTGTTTACTCCTGCACGGTCAGATACTAATATTAATGTACCATCTTCCGCAATTCCTTTAATTAATTGTACTGAATGTTTATAAATCGAGTCTTTATAATTTTTAGCTATAAAGTTTTCTCCTATTCTAACTCCAGTAACTAATAATTGAGTTCCTCTCTTAAACCAAGATTTTTCAATTATAGTTTTCTTACCAGTATTGTGGTCTTTTTCTGCAAGCTCTCTTGCATAAAAACCAAACTGGCCTTTATAAAATTTAATTGTTACAACCCCATCTAATGTTAAAAGTGTAATAGTATTATGGCTAGCATCTTTACCTATAACCGTGCCAATAATTTTGTCCAAAGCATAACGAGGAACTTCTCTTCCATGAAAAGTATTTATCTTTGCAATCACTGGTTCAGCAGGCATATCGTCAAAGTTTTTAAGGTTGTAATGTTTTTTATCTACATGAGCCAATTCATGTTCATGGAAATAAAAGTTCATTGAATCCATTTCCCAACGAGAAATATTATTATTCTTAACCTTATCATCCCATGTTTCTTGATATCTTGCTCGATTTAGGGCTTCTAAATATTTAGGGTCTTCATTAAGCTTATACATAAACTCATTTAACTTTCCATCAATTAGTTTATCTAATTTGCCACGCTTAACACATACTTCCCCATCTATATATTTATAATCTACACCTTCTTCCATTTCATTTTCAAAATTGTCATAGAAATAAGGTAAAGCAAATTTAGAATCTAATTTATAAAAATAAGTAGAAGGACTCTTACCAGTCTTTTCCATTAAATTTTGCTCTTGATAAATATATTTTTTATATCTTATATAGCGTAATTCTGTTTGTTTTTCAGAATCTGTCAGCATTCCTAAAGCAGCTAAAGATTCTACTTGGTTAGCATTAATTTTACTAATAGGGTTACAGATACTTTTTATAAAATCCTGCATAACTTCATGACGAGGTTTTGATTCTAATGTATCAAAAGCTCCAGCTTTAATTAATGCTATCATTGCTGAGTCACCAAATTTAGCTTCTTCTGAAGAAGTTTTATAATCTTGCATTTTGTTATAAAAATCAGAAACAGAATTATAAGGCTGATATTTTTCAATTGCATTAGCTACATCAGTACCTATGCCATTAACTGCCTTTAGTCCATATATAATTCTATTATGTTCTACATCTGGTTTAAATCCAAAACGAGCTTCATTTATATAAGGAGGTACAATATCAATTCCCTCTTTAATCATGCGACCTACCGCAGCTGCAATCTTTTCATAACGTACATTGGAATCTTGACCGCCTGAATCTGCTATAAGACAAGCTGTATTCCAATATACTACTGGATAATGATATGCAAGATTTGCTTCTTGTAATGCTATAATAGAATATCCCAAAGTATGAGATTTATTAAATCCATATCCTTTATTCATAGAAATTAATACATCCCAAGTATAGTGACATAAATTATACGAAAGTTGTTTTGCTTTCATATTATCATAAAATTCTCGTTCAAGCTCCAAAAATTCTTTCGGATTCTTTTTAGCTATAGACTTTCTTAGTCTATCTGCCCATAGCAAATTAAACCCTCCGACTTTTGGGTCTTGTACTACAAGCATAAAGTCTTCTTGATTAGCTAATGTGCCAGCATTTTTTAATGCATATTTTTCTAAAAATTGTTGCTCGTCTTTATTTAATCCATAGCCTTCCATTTCTTTATACCACAAAGATATATCTTTTTTATAATTAGAATATCTTTGTAATGGGGTTTCAGAAGATGAATCTGGTGGCATTAAACGCATGATTGAATTTAAGGCTGCCATATCTTCTAAACAACGTGGATGTCCTAACTCTAATGCTTGGTATCCTGAACTTTTTTCCCACTGGAAGAGAGAAAGAATCTTATGATTATCTATCATATCCCAAATTTCAGGATTATTTCTTTCTATATTATATACACCAAGATATTTTTCATAAGTATCTTTGAGAGACCCCTGCCATTCAATATAACCATCTTCTAAAAGCAAATCCAATTCAGTGTGCATTTTTTCAAGTGCATCAATCGCTAAGATATCCCATTTAATCAAAGAACATGCTTCTGAATCATGTAAATCAAATTGTGTTGTAATATCGCCAGACTTAGTTTTCATCAAAGCGATATCATTCACCATATCTTCTTTAGTGATAATACACCCTCCAGCATGTTGTCCAGTACCTACTATTAGTCCTTCTATCTTTTGAGCTACTTGCCACACATCTGAATATTCTCCATCCATAAGACTTACAAATTGAGCGTCTGGAGTTATATTATTTGATTCATCCCCATAATATGTTTGACTAAGCGTAAATAGTAATCCACGTTCAGCTTTTATAAACGACCCTAAATAAATACCATCCTCAGCTGGATACCCTAAACCTCGACAAGCAATCTGCAATGCTTTTTTAGAAGCTGCAGTTGAAAGAGTTTGGACTTTTGCCACATGACGATATCCTCCATATTGCTTTCGAAGATTATAAATAATATCATCACGTTTTGTGCCTTGTATATCAATATCTATGTCTAACGGTGATACACGTTCTGGATTTAAAAATCTCCAATGGAAGGTTTCTACTTCTTCTTTTAATGGATTAATTTGAGTAATTTGCAGCATTGCTAAAAGAGCAAAACCAGCTCCACTTCCACGTGAACATCCAACCAATGAGCCAGACTCCCAACATGTTTGTACTATATCTTTAGTCTGCATTAAATATGCCGACCAACGCGTATTCTGCTTATCTGATGCCAATTGAATAGATTCTAAACATGTTTGAATAGCTTCAAAAGCGTCCTGTGTACAATAGTCTTCTGGGTTATTATCAATTGCATTTAATATTTCCCTTATGAGATGCCTATCACTATCATATTGTGAATGATAAAAGCAATCTAATAAAGGAATATTGTTTTTATACTTTAAAAATAATCCCTCATTGGGTTCTTCTATATTAAAAGGTATATAAGGGATATTAAGTGGCTTATCTAATGTGTATTCTTCACACATATTATAAATAAGCATTGTGTTATCAATACCCTTTTGCACTGCTTCACTACCCAAGCTTTCATCTAAATAACTATGTAATTCTTCTTCAGACATTACATATGTAGTTGCGTAGAAGTCTCCTACCTCTCTATCGCCATCTTGAGAATTTAAAAAAGCTTCATGAATTTTTCTATCTCCTTTTTTAAGATAATGAGCATCGGTAGTAATAATATAATTAATATTGTATTTTGCTGCAAGCTCAACTAAAACTTGATTAATAATAATCTGCTCTGGTTGAATGGAAGGCTGAAGTTCTAAGAAGAAATTTCCCCCACCAAAAGCTTCGCTCATTTGCTTAATCCATTTATCAGCTAAACTATAATCTGGATTAGAGGGATTATCTTGATAAGCAGATAAAATTAAACGAGGAAGCGTACCTCCTGCACAAGCGGTAGAACCTATTATATCACCTTTATATTTTTCTAACACCTTAAATAAATCATCATAAAAAGTTGGTACTCTAAGATTAACCCACATAAAAGAATTTTCGCAATAAGCTATAGTGCTTAATTCTCTTATTGCTTTATGCCCTCTAGCATTTTTTGCAAGCAAAATAAAATGAGGGAAAATATATTCTTTTTCCTCTTGAATCTTTTTACGAGAGCATAAATAAATTTCATTACCTAAAATTAGTTTATAATCTTTCCATTTTTCAGGGTCTTCTGATTTTAATTTGTTAATTAAGTGTAATGCGTTGACATGGCTTCCTACGGTTTCATGCTCGGTAATAGCCATTCCTAAATGCCCTAATTCTCTACTATAGTTAATTAACTCGTCTATTTTATTAATACTATCTAATAATCTATAATTTGAATGGTCTGTGTGATTATGAAGTCCTATATACATTATTTATTCTACCTTATCTTGTAAATTATTATCAATTATCAATTCCCAATGTAAATTTCCTGCTTGCTTGTAAATACCCTTAACACACCCGCTAATACAAGCTGCATTAGCCCCAGTATCTCGACTAGCTTCATTAAAACTTATATATATCTTGCCAGTTTCAACACATCTAACTTGTGTGCCGTTCTTTTCAGCAATTTTATCCTTTGTATCTTTTGAATGCTTTTTCCCTAACATGGGATTGCTTAGTCTTTTCTTTGCAGTAGCGCTTAGTTTTTCTTTAGTTTCCTCACTAAATGTTCTACCTTTTAAAGATTTTGATAAGTTCTCTCTGTGCTCCTGAGAAAATTTTCGCCCCTTCCTAGAGTGTGACATTTTTTCTTTAGACTCTTGGGTATGTTTTTTACCAGTGTGTGCATTAGATAATTTTTGTTTAGTTTCTTCTGATAAATGACATCCATACCTTGGGCTATCTTCTCCAATGTATTTTCCTTTTTTCGCTTTTGACATTTTTATTCTGGATTCTTCAGAATGATGATGTCCATAAAATGGGTTGTCCTCGCCAGTATTTTGCCCAATACGTTGTTGCGATAATATATTTTTAACCTCAACAGAATGAGTGTGCCCAAAGAATGGATTATTTTCACCACATAACGATTCGCTTAAAATACGAGCATAATTTTCTTTTGCTTTTGCATATTCTTCAGCGTCATACAAAGGACGTTCTTGCCCAGAGGAATTAGCTCCATTACACATGAGCCACCATGCTGCTGTAAGTTTCAAATCATTAGCGTTTTCTAAAGCTAATAATTTATGCGCATAAAAATGTTCTTCTGCATATAAAAAAATTAAATTATCTTGTGTGTTTTCGCCTCCATGGCACTTTGGAATAATATGATGGCATTCCATATATACGTTATCTTGTTTATTGTTGGGCCGTGAATTTAAAATACGTTGAATATAATTATTATATGATTCACCTTCTAAAGGTTCTATATATTTCTTTTCTTCTTCCATAGTTATTCTCCTTATTAACTAGTAAATATATGAGAGCTAGATAACCTTTAAAGGAGTTAAGTTATCAGGGATGTCGACTTCCTTTTCACTCTCTTGTATATTATATCACAACCCCTTGGCTTTTGTCAAGGGGTTATTTTTAAATCTATAAATTTTCTACCAATCGAAATCGTCGTCGACAACTGGCTTTTTAATCGATGTTTCGAAATCCCAGTCATCTTCTTGGTTAACAGTTTTTTCCAAATCTTCCGAAGAATCAAAAGCTAATATTTTAATTTCAGGGGCTACTTTATCTTCCCAAGTACTAAGTGTAAATTGCCCAATAACATTTAATATCAAATTCTTTTTATTAGCGCCAATAGTGTTTCTATCAGTTAAGGTCATATTATCAAAATCATCATACTGACAATACTTCTTAACATAAACAATACCATTATGCACAAATCTAATAAAGCCACGATTCTCTCCATAAGCTGTAATTTGAGAAGCGTTAATTTTAATATTAGTTATAGCAAAAATTGGTTCTGGGACAGTACTTCCCCATACTGCGTAATTTTCTGCTACGGCGGTTACAAAATCTCTCTTTAAAACATTTGCAGGTATTTCACAATCAACAGTATGAATGGTGCATAATTGGTCAATTGGTAACATCTCGTTACACTTGGCAATAATATTATCAAGTTCCGACTTCTTAAAACTTACTCCAAAAGCCGATTGATGACCTGCACAATTTACTCCAGCCTGCATTAAGAAATCATTGAGATTTTCTATATTACCTTGAGCATAGTTTCTTCCACTACCACCGAATTCTAAAGCATTTTTGCTTCTCATTAAAACTACTGGTCTAAAATATTTGCTAGCAAGTCTATTAGCAATAAGCCCAGATACAGTACCTTTTTCAAGTATCTTGGTTCCATCAACAAATAATACACTGTTTTTATCTAACCCTTTATCAGATATTTCTTTGTCAATTTCTTTTACAAATTTTCTAACTTCTGTATCTTGACGGCTTTTAACATTTTCGCAAACTCTAGCCATTGTTTTCTGTAAAGTTTGAATCTCTACTGGAGGCTTTGGGTCATCTTTATGTTTTCTTCTTGGTTGATATTCTCTATCTTCTTTTATTCCCAATATAGCTCTAAAGGTATCAAATTGTTCATCATCTTTACCATAACGAATACATCCATTAATTTTAGGAGCTATATTCCAACCCATGCTGGTAATATATCTTCCCCATTTCATATCCTCTTCGTTACGAGAAACAAGCTCATTGATAAATTCATTATTATAATTACGCTCTTTAAAACCTTCCATTACATAATATCTAGATTCAAGATTCCTTAAATCCATGCTATCAGCGATTAAAGCCAGAGAAATTAAATCTAAATAAGATTCTCTACAATCAGGAATGTCTTCTGTGCTTTCGTAGGCATTGCAATAAGCTTCGATAAATTTTTGCACTACGCCAGCTCCACAAAGCGTTGGATTAGGATACTTACCATCTGTACAATTTACAGCTAAACAATAATTAGTATAACAGTCAACTTCTAATCTTTCTTTATCTTGAGAATAAATTTGCTTAGCTTCTATTCTATCCACCCAATGGTTTGTGGCTTTATCATAAAATTCATTTTCAACTAAGTGGTGGTCTAACACCAAAATATCTGCTGAAAAATTTTTGGTTATCATTCTTGCATCACGAACTGTCATAGACGCATCAGGAACGATAATTAAATTATATTGTTCTTTTGTAAATCCAGACATATCTTGATAAGTAAGCCCATGCTTCTTTTCGTAATTAAGCATATAGTCTATTTGAATTTCTGGATTTAATTCTTGTAAAAATTGAATGAGTGCTGCCGATGAACAAAAACCATCTACATCGCAATCTACTTTTACAAAAATTTTACTATTATTTTTTAGGTGCTTATGCACCATAGATACGGCCTCTGCCATATTAGTCATAAGCAATGGGTCATTAACATACTTCTTAGTAGGTCTCATAAAACCAGGAATTTGGTCTTCTGCTACCCCACAGTCTTTTAAGATTGTGTCTAAGAAGTTTTCATCATTAGTAAAATTTAAATGATGTTTAACTTTCCACTGCAGCTTTTTGTTGTCTACCATTTTAATTTGCTCTCCAATTGTGCACTTTGTAATAATTGTTCAAACGTTGTCTTGCCTTTATCTGTAGGAGAGTCTTTAATCTCCAATAAAGAAGGAGTGTTTCTATCCAAAATTACGTAAGTAGTAAAATCTGGCGATAACCTCTGTGCAAGTGTTTTTAATCTTTTTTTATAATGCAGGAACTGTTGCCATATATGGGGGTCTTCCTCATATTCTTTTTTCTTCATGATATCATAATCTTTATCAAACCCCAAATATACGGTATGTACTCCCAATTTCTTTAAGGTTTTTATTTGCCATTCTGAGACATTAAATCCACAAGTAGCAAGCGTAATACTCTTGTCTCCATAAAAGCTATCAGATTGAAGTACTGACTTTTCTCCTTCTACTAAAACAACTCTACCTTGTCTCTTAATGGCATCTTTATTTTTATCTATGCCATAAAAATTCAAACCTAATGGATGTCCATATTCCTTGCCTTCAATAAACTCAGGCATATACTTGTTTTTACTATCATCTGGATTTAAGCTTCGTCTTCTAATACCAACTAAATTACCATCAATATCATAATGAGGAATAATAATATGACCCTCTAAATAATAGAATCTAATATTATATTTCTTCATTGTTTCAATTTCAATACCTTCTTCTCTCCAACCTTTATAAAAAGTCGTAGGGTCAAAATAATTTAATATTTGCGGGTCATAAAACTTTTGAATTGATGAACAGGTATAGTTACGATTGATGGATTCTTTTAATCTATCCATCTCCGCCAATTCCATTCTTACTTCTTTAGAAACAGCATTTCCAATTATATTTCTATCTTCATTAGTATCAAAGCCAAGTTTATTAGCAACGTAATACAAACTTTCAATAAAACTATAATGTTGTACTTTTGATATTAAATCAAAAACCGACATACCGCCGCAACAAGTCCAACACTGGAAGCGTTTAGTATTTTCATACCACCATAATTTATGTGAGTCTCCATTATGACAGATTGTTCTAAACATTAAATATTCAGCACCATCTGAAGTTGTTCCTGTGCCATAACATGGAGACCCCAACTCTTCCATAATTTCTATTATTGTATCTTTATCTAATTGTTCTAAAATTTCGTTTGTTGTCATTAATAATCAAAATCTGCTTCATCGTCAAGGCTTGTAATTTCTTCGTTAGCCTTACCTAATAAAGCTCCACCTACTGTTGCTCTTTCAAGTTGTTTTAATTTTAATTCATCTTCTCTAGAAAAATTGCCAGAATAGGAAGGGCTATTTTTCTCTTGAGTTTGGATGCTCATATATTCTTCTTTTGAAATTAAACCTTCTTCATATCTTTCTCTAGCATCTCTAGAAGTAAATACCATACATTGTCCATCAGAAGTTTTTACTGCAAAACTCTTTTGTAAGCCAATAACTTCTTCAAAATCTAAATAAGTTGCATATAAATCATGCACTCTCATTGAGCCATAATCTACATATAACCAAATCTTAACATCATTATATCTTCCAGAACGATTCTTATAAACTGTTAGACATAAATTAGGCTTACCTTCGTTAATCAACCCAATTTTACTATCTCTAATTTCTTTTAGTTTGTTAATTTCGTTTTCAGTAGGTCTTGAAGCAATAAATGCTGTATCGCATTTATCAATAACCCCTTTAGAACCTCTAACAATTGTTTGGTCTCTAATCTGGTCATTCTTCCAATCTCCAGATACCTGAGTCCAAGTATCAATGCTAACTTCGTTTTCACGAGCAATATCTTTTAGTTTTGTACTCAGATAGTTTAAAGCCTGGTCTTCACGATTTCCCATATTTCCAGCATATTGTCTATATTCATTTAACAGTTCAGCACTAGGGAACATATAATCAAAGAATACAGCTTTAATATCATAAGCATCTACATGCTCTCTAATAACAGCTTCTAAAGAAGATACTGTAAAACTTGGTAAATATTCAAGATATATTCCTCCTTTTACATTAGGGTCTTCTGCTTCTCCGAGAAAAGCTATAGCTTGCCTAACTCTTTCTTCTTCTCCTTCATCATAAGCTCCTGATAAAATATGGTCTGTATTAACATCAGCCATATAAGCCCAAATAATCGGCTCAACTTCAGAAAGTAATTCCATTTCTGTTCCAATATATAATGCCTTGTTAGTATCTCCATGTGGATTATCAATCCATTGTTTTGTAGCTTTATCATAAAACTTAGGAGCAAAAGAATAGCACATGTTAGCTATACTCATTCTTGTTTTACCAACTCCAGTAGCAGCTGAACCAATAGTAAAATGCCCACGCTTTAAGCCATAAGTAATATTAGTAAAATATTGACTACAATAACTTAAAGTAATGTTTTTAGTTCTTTTGAATTCTTCTAACTTATCAAGTGCTTCTTGACCACCAGCTCTTCTATGGTCTCTATTAAACTTAGAAACATATTCTTGCTTTAATATAGAAAGAGAAGTTTCATAATGATACATCATTTGCTGAAGTGTATCGTGATTAAATCTGTCTCGTTTAATTTCAGCTTGCTCAACATCATCATCAGGATTAAAGTAGTAAGATACATCTATGCCTTCTCTTAAAAAACCTCTCAGTAAAGACCATTTTTTAAGTTCTTTGTAATTACTTTCTAAATTACTAGCAAGTTCACACGCATCCTTAATATATTTAATACCATTGTTCTTGGTAAAAGTATTATACTTAGCTGGAAATTTTTCTTTTAAATATTGGTCAATAATTTCTCCAGAAAGCTCAGTTGCATTTTCCTGCCTTGCTAAATTAACAATAGCTGCAAATACTATTTGATGAAAAGGTTCTACAAAATCACTTCTCTCTAAAGGATACTTAGTTAGAGCATTAGGTTCTAAAATTAAACCACCAAGCACTTCTCTTATTGCTGATTTATTTTGATATTGTTCCCATTTTGCAGAACCAACATCTTTACCTATTTTTGAAAACTCCATTAATTATCCTCCCAATCCTCAATCTCATTTATATCTATCATCGGTCCAAATCTTCTATCTTTTCTACGTTCTCTTACGCGTCTATCTTCTTCTGCAACAGCTTCTTTATCTATATAGATGATTTGTAGAGGAAGATTATTCTGAGCTTGTATCATTTCCTCTGTAAATTTTTCTTGACGTTTAAGCTTAATTGCTCTTCTTTCTTCTTCTTTTTTGCGAGCTATTGGATAATACTTTTCTACCATCCATGTAATTCCAATTTCTGGAGAAAACTCTGGCAGTCGTTTTATACCATTCTCTTTATCTTCATAAATATACTTTAGCGTTAATAAAATACCAGTATATTTAAAACCGTCTTCTTCAACCAATTGTTTAATTTGCCTTGTTAAATAAGGCCAACAATCTTTGTCTCCATTTGCTAAATATGGACTATCATTTATATAATCTCTTAACTCAACAAGTTGTTTGGTTTCAAGAGATTTAATTTCGCCACAATGTTGGCAATATTTTTTGCCTGCGACCATGTAAGGCTTAGTTGATGCATCTTCTTCAATTACTGATATTTCAGCTCCACATGATGCACATTTAAAACTTTTTGTTGTCCTTCCCAAAATATACTCCTTACATTTTTTAACATTTTTGTAAAATCTTAAAGGAAAGGGTAAGGGAGATAGGAACAAAAATGTTCTAACTATCTCCCTTCCCAAACATCTTTAATACATTAAATCTTTAATTTATTATCTTTAACATAATTTTCTAAATCCTCGAGGATAAGGCTTAGGTGTTCAACCTGATTTTCATCACAGTCTTTAACCATTCTTCCCTTACCGAGATAACCCTCGCAAATTCCCTTGTAATCATTAAGATAATGAGGTTCTTCAAGTTCTTCATCGAGCTTTGATAACCCTTTTGCAATCTTAGCAATATTGCTTCTAATTTCTTTGAAATCAAGAACTTCTTCTTGTTGTACTATTACTGGAGCGTCTACTAACTTTACTTCTATACCATTAGAATTAGTAGTCATAGCTTCTGCGATTGCATTTACCAAATTCTCATAACTTAATTCAATTTTATCATTAAGATTTGCAAAGTGCGAGCCAGCATAGATTTCAGTAGTCTGAGGTCCTTCTGTGATGGTGGTTTGACGAGGGTAAATATATCTTACTCCATTTTCCATCCCTATATATGCAGTAATATCAACCATGCGGTTAATAATTTTTCCACATCTATCACTTACATCAGGGGAAATATGTTTAACGCTAATTTGCCCATCTGTTTCAACACGAGATTTCTCATGTCCAATTAAAACTAAACCATATCCCAATTGTGTGATTTTACGAACGGTATCGTCAAACTCTTTATCAACCATACGGAAACCAGCCCCATAGGGGATGTCACCAATTTTATCGACACCTTCACGATTACAAATATATGCTTCGCATCTTTCATAACATAATCCTACAGTATCAATAGTGATTGTGTTATATAATTGTTTCATTTCTTCATCGTCGAGCTGCTTTATATATTTTTTAAAGTCAGACCAACTTAAAACATCTACCGCCATAACATTATTTATGGCATTCCAACCATGTTCAACTTTTCTACCTTATATTTCTATAAGGAATAGACTATCTCTTCTTATATTATTTATAATATAAGTGGTGGCACTTCGGATTTGGACTTTCGCCTTGCTTTAATCCTACTCCCATAATGGGATAGTCGTTACACCTTTCTTTTTTTATAAAGACTTGGCACGGTATTGTCCAGAGTTTCACTGGAGTTTCACCGTTAGCAAATAAATTAAAACTTATTCACACCCAGCACTTACTGGTTCACCACCAATGGACTGTAATAAAAACTTATCATAAATTTGTTTTTTTCTAGTTAATAGAATTGAATCATCAGCATCTTTATAAATATACTCTAAAATAGGAATAAGTTGTTTATTGCCACTAATTTGTAACATGTAATATGTGGTTCTATCTTCAATTGCAATCTTATCTTTATTTAGAATATGCCTAATTTGCTCTAAGAATGCTTTGTCTCCACAAACAAACCCTATTCTCCAATTTGGCCTACGAGCATTTCCACTTTGAGTCCAGTGTAAACTCCCATCTCCATCGAAATACCCTCTTATATAATGCGACAATAAATTTTCAGGCACTTCTTCCGATGTTGGAAAATGCATCTTAAAAGTTTTATTTGGTACACAACCCTTATCAACCAAATCATTATACAATTGATAATCTTTAATAGTAAATCTGGTTTGATAAAAAATTTTTTCTCCAATTACCTTTTTAGTTTCAATTGTTTTGTGATTAATCGCTCCTATCGCTTTTTGAAATTTTAGAACATGTTCGCTATCTTCTTTTTTTAGACCTAATGCAATTTGATTTTTGCCACTTAAAGTGCCATCGGCCATTAAAAACCCTAACCAATAAGCTTTGTCTGGTGTGTCTATTTTATGAAAATATAGCGAGTTTCTTGGAAAATCTAAAGTATGTAATTCACTGAGCGATAAAATCTTTACTCCTTGTTTTCTCAGAGTGTTTCTAATACACATATCGCTTACTCCAAATTGTGAAGCTAATTGTGGTATGCTATGATGCAATTCATATTGCTGGGCGAGATAGGATAGTTGGTCTTGAGACCAAATGACTTGACCTCCATTATTCTCACCTTTACGGTCAAGAGTAAACAAATTATTCATTTTTTATCTCCTTTTTTATCCGAGCAGCAAATTCTTTGGGAATTGTACCGCCAATGTTGTCTTGCCTATTTTGCTTGTGCCATACAAGAAGCAAAATTTGCCACGTAAGTCTCTACTTACTGTAGTAGGCTTTAAATTTTTTAAATCAAGTGCCATTTATAATCACCGACCTTTCAATTAAAACACTTTAGAATGGGAAATCTTCTTCATCAATAGTAGCCACTGTCTTTTCAGGAGCTGGTGCTGGCTGAGCTGCCATAGTGCCAATTCCACCAGAAGTCTTACTAGTTGTGTAACCCTTACTCTTAACTTCTTCAAGATGTGAAACTCTTTCTTCCATTGCTCTCTTAATAAGCTTAGCATCAAGAGCCTTTTCATCATCGATGTTGATTACTTCAGAAGCGCCAGTCATAACCCATTCAAGGAAAGTATGGCTGCTTACCTCAGTATTCCAGTCACCAATTCCACTGCCCTTCTTTGCAGCTTTAGTCTTGGTGTTAGGAAGTAAAGACATCTTAAATGTAGCTGTGCGGCCTCTTTCATATCCACCGTTTTCTACATCTTCTACAATAGCTTCTGGAATAATAATATTCTTAATATCAAGAGTATTACGGAAGAAATCACGAGCGATAAGTCTCATCTTCTTTCTACCTGTTACATCACCTTCAGCTGTTGTTTCATCAGTAATGGAATGAATAAAGCCTTCAAGATTAATGTTTGCCTGATACTTCTGGAAATCATTAATCAGCTGCATATTGAATTGAGTAGCTTCCTTTAATTCTCCCTTGTCGTTAACATAAGGATTGTCAGTTACTGAACCAAGCATGTTTACCTTTGTAGCTGGGTTTGATGCTGTAGCCCTTGTAAGAGGAGTAGCTGTCTGTGCCCAATTCTTAACCTTAGCAAAAATCTTGCTTTCGCTTCCATCAGCCTTCTTTGACTTAACGAAAGTACGGAATCTTACTGTCATATCAGGTGTTTCACCACACTGAATTGCTCCATTGAAGCTTACATAAGGGATACTTCCTTCTTTAGTAACGCCTTCTCTAATTTCGCTAAGCTCGGCAAGAATGCCTCCAAGTTCTACCTTATTTTCTAGTGTTCTAATGTCGTCTGTGTTTGTCATTCTTTTAATCTCCTTTTGAATAATCTTTAACACGTCTTTAATTAATTTGTCTGTTTAATGTCTTTTTAATTAAACATCGTATACATTATAGCATACTTATTACCTATTTGTCAAGGGGTTAATTTCAATTTTTGAAAATTTTATCAAAAAATACCCTAAAAATAAAAGACTCATTTTATTTGACTTATTACCACAATATGTAGTATACGATATAATATTATACACTATATATTGTGTTTTTGGTACCTAAATATGCCCAATGAACGAAATTATATATATTTTAGCACTTTTGTGCCTAAAAGTCAAGGGGTTAATTTTAAATAAGCCCTTTTTCTTGTAAAACCTCTATTACTACGTCTTTTATGAGGTTTTTCATATCCATTGTTGATTGATGCTTGGCTACAATCCAGCAGTTACTAAAAGAGCCATCTTTCAGCATCAATTCAACACTATCCCCAGGATTTAGGGTAAATGGAGTTTGATTGGAAATATTTGTAAATATCTTGGTATTATTAGGTGGAATGTACACATTAATAGTACCATTTTGATTTATTGAGGCTACAATCGCGCTCCTTAAATGAGGAGTAGATTGTAGAGTGGTATCAATAGAAGTCTGTATTCTTGATAGCATTTCATCTGCTAAATTATTTACGCTCATATTCTACTCCTTTCTATTTAACATTGCTAGGTAAATCACTAGTATTACACATCTTTAAACTCATGAGCCCATCTTGGCTATTATATGATATAGAGGTAATTAATAACTTTTCACGCTTCATACCTATAAAATCATTTTCTACTTCACAAATATTATTAACAACAAGC